TTCGCCAAGTCGGGCACCAGTCTGATCCGTCAGTTGGTCGATGCGGGCACGCTGTCGAACCTGCCGGGTGGCTTCAAGACCAAGGGACTTCGGGTAAAGGGCGACGACACCCCCATCGCGCCCGCCGAGTGGCGAGACGTCGATGTGGCGTCGGGCACGATGCGCGACAATATCATGCCGCTCCCGTACAAGGAGCCGTCACAGGTACTCTATTCGCTGCTGAACACCATCGTCGAGGAAGGGCGTCGGTTCGCTTCGGCTGCGGATATGAAGATCAGCGACATGTCGGCGCAGGCCCCGGTCGGGACCACGCTGGCGATCCTTGAGCGCACGCTCAAGATCATGTCGGCTGTGCAGGCCCGCATCCACTATTCGATGAAGCAGGAGTTCAAGCTCCTCAAGGTCATCATCCGCGACTACACCCCGGAAGAGTACAACTACGACCCCGAGGAAGGCGACCGCAAGGCCAAGAAGTCCGACTACGACCGGGTCAACGTCATCCCGGTCTCGGACCCCAACGCTGCCACCATGGCGCAGAAGATCGTCCAGTATCAGGCGGTCCTTCAGTTGGCGCAGGGCGCACCCCAGCTTTACGACCTACCCTACCTGCACCGGCAGATGCTGGAGGTTCTGGGCATCCAGAACGCCGAGAAGCTCGTGCCGCTCAAGGATGGCGATGACATGAAGCCGCGTGACCCCGTGTCGGAGAACATGGACGTCATCAACGGCAAGCCCGTGAAGGCGTTCATCTACCAAGACCATCAGGCCCATATCATGGTCCATATGTCGGCCATGCAGGACCCCAAGGTCCAAGGACTGCTCAGCCAGAACCCCAACGCGCAGGCCATGCAGGCTGCCATGCTGGCTCACATCAACGAGCATATGGCGTTCGAGTACCGGCGTCAGATCGAGGAGCAGGCTGGCGTCCCGCTGCCGCCGCCCAACGCTGAGATGGATGAGCAGACCGAGCTTGCGATCTCGCGGCTCGCTGCCGCTGCCTCGGCCCAGTTGCTCCAGAAGAACCAAGCCGAAGCCCAGCAGCAGCAGGCACAGCAGATGGCCCAAGACCCCATCGTGCAGATGCAGATGGCCGAGCTTGAGATCAAGAAAGGCGAACTCGAACTCAGGAGGCAGAAGCTCCAAGTCGAGGCTGCCGAGAAGAACGACAAGCTCGAACTCGAAGAGAAGCGCATCGCCGCACAGAAGGAAATCGCTGGCCTCCAAGTCGGGGCCAAGGTCGCAACGGACAAGGCAAACCTGTCCGCCAAGGAGCAGATGGAAGGGCTTCGTATTGGCGTCGAGATCGCCCGCGAACAGCTTCAATCCGCACAGCAACCCCCTGTTTCCGAAACCCAGCAGCCAGAGGAGATTGAATGAGTACCGACCTGCTGAAGTACTTGTCTGAGAAAGTGAACGCTGAGATCGCCGTCATGAGCGACGATCTCGCACGCGGCACTGCCAAGGACCACGGAGAGTACAAGTACGCCTGCGGCATCATCCGTGGGCTGATGATGGCCAACTCGATTTTCGAGGAAACCTCCCGCAAGGTGGAGGAGCAGTACGATGACTGAGATCATTGGCACGGAAAAGCCCGCACTTGTTGACCTCGACGGGCGTCCGATCCCCAAGGTTGGCGCTGCCCCGGAACTGCCGCTCGAAGAGCGTGCAAAGCAGCTTCCCGAACCCTCTGGCTACCGCCTCCTCTGCGGTATCCCTGAGATCGAAAAGACCACCGCAGGCGGCGTCATCAAGGCGGATATTACCCTCCACCACGAAGAACTGCTGGCTACCGTGCTGTTCGTCCTGAAAGTCGGCCCTGACGCCTACGCGGACGAGAAGCGCTTCCCGAACGGCCCATGGTGCAAGGAGGGGGACTTCATCCTCGTGCGCCCACATGCCGGTTCGAGGCTCAAGATTCATGGCCGTGAGTTCCGGATCATCAACGATGATGCGGTCGAAGCAGTTGTGGAGGACCCCCGGGGCATTTCCCGCGCTTAACGGGCGTAACCCGTACAAAAGGAGAAGACCATGGCTACCAAGCCTGATGATGATGACTTCCAGTGGGAAGTCGAAGATGCCGAAACCCCTGTTTCCAACGAATCCGAAATCGATGTCGAGGACGATACTCCTCCTGAGGACCGTGGGCGTGAACCCATGCCCAAGGAGATCGTCGAGGAACTCGAAAACGACGAACTCGAAGAGTACTCCGAGAAGGTCAAGCTGCGCCTGAAGCAGATGAAGAAGGTCTGGCACGACGAGCGTCGTGAGAAGGAGCGCGTCCTACGCGAGCAGACTGAAGCCCTGAACGCCGCCCAGCGCCTGCTGGAAGAGAACCGCCGCCTCAAGGCTACCCTGTCGCAGGGCGAGCAGACGCTGGTTGGTAGCTTCAAGCAGACCGCCGAATACGAGCTTGATAAGGCCAAGCGCGAGTACCGTGACGCTATCGAAGCGGGTGACACGGACCGCCAGTTGGAGGCCCACGAGAAGCTCACCAGTGCCCAATATAAGCTTCAGCAGCTTGCGGGCTATCGTCCTACTTTACAAGGTGTAGAGGAAGAGGTACAAATCCCTCAACAGCAGGTCCAGATTCCGCAGCCGGACCCCAAGACTATGGCGTGGCAAGAGCGCAATACGTGGTGGGGAACCGATCCTGAGATGACGGCATCTGCTCTCGGGCTTCACCAGAAGCTCGAAAGAGAACGTGGCCCACAGTTTGTGGGTACCGACGAATACTGGAGCGCTATCGACACAACGATGCGCCGTCGCTTCCCTGAATATTTCGGGGAGGAGTCCAAAGCGACCGAAGGCACTGCTAAGGCTCAACGCGCCTCGAAGCCTGCCAATGTAGTCGCGCCAGCTTCGCGTAGCACATCCCCCAAGAAGATCGTGCTGAAACAGTCCCAGATCGCAATCGCTAAGCGGTTGGGTCTAACCCCCGAGCAATATGCCCGGGAACTGATGAAGATGGAGCGTTAATCATGGCAGAAAATCGAGTTGCAAGAGAGCATGAAGATCGGACGAGCATGAAGCGTCCTGAGTCGTGGGCACCAGCCGGAGGGCTTCCTGAGCCTGAACGCCAGCCCGGATACGCCTACAGGTGGATTCGTGTCTCCATGGTCGAGCAGCAAGACGGCAAGAACGTCTCAGCCAAGTTCCGCGAGGGGTGGGAACCAGTTCGGGTTGAGGAGCAGCCGAAGCTCCGTTTCCTGTCTGATCCTAACAGCCGCTTTAAGGACAACATTGAAATCGGCGGGTTGCTGCTCTGCAAAATCCCGACTGAGTTCATGGATCAGCGTCGCGCATATTTTGCCGACAAGAACCGTGCCCAGATCGACTCTGTAGACAACAACTTCATGAGAGAGAACGACGCCCGGATGCCTCTCTTCCGCGAGAAGAAGTCTTCGACGTCGTTTGGCAAAGGCAAATAGCTAGGAGCTAGACTATGGCATATCCTTCTGTTGACAGCCCCTACGGGCTGGTTCCGATCAACCTGATCGGCGGGCAGGTATTTGCTGGTTCGACTCGCCTGCTTCCCATCGCCACCAACTCCTCGACGGCCATCTTCTATGGTGACGTCGTGAAGCTGCTGGCTGGTGGTACGGTTGGTAAGGACACCGGCACTGATTCCGCTACTCCGGTTGGCGTCTTCCTTGGTTGCACCTATACGGACCCGACCTTCGGTAAGACCTTCCGCCAGTACTACCCCGGTACCACGAACATCACCGACGTTCAGGCTTATGTCCTCGACGACCCGGATGCCCTGTTCAAGGTCGCCGTCTGCGCTGGCACCAACTCGAACACCGTCAGCTTCCTTACTCAGGCTGCTGTCGGCTCGAACGTGAAGCTGGCTAACGGCGCGAACAACGTCGGTTCGACCATCACGGGTAACTCGAAGGTCGGTGTTGACTCGACCGAAGGTACTACCTCGTCGTGGCCGATCCGCGTGGTGGACGTTGTTCCTGCTACCGCTCTGGCGGGTAACCCCGGTTCTTACACCGAAGTTATCGTCAAGTGGAATCAGGGCACTCACCAGTACCTCAACCCCACTGGCCTCGCATAAGGAGACTGAACAATGGCAATTTCACGCGCACAACTCCTCAAGGAGCTTCTGCCCGGTCTGAACGCCCTGTTCGGTCTGGAGTATGCCCGCTACGGCGAAGAGCATAAGGAAATCTTCGAAACGGAGACTTCTGAGCGTTCGTTCGAAGAAGAAACCAAGCTCTCGGGCTTCTCGGCTGCGCCGGTGAAGAACGAAGGTTCGGCCATCGCTTACGACAACGCGCAGGAAGTCTTCACGGCTCGCTACAACCATGAGACGATTGCCCTCGGGTTCTCGCTCACGGAAGAAGCCATCGAAGACAACCTCTACGACTCGCTGTCGTCGCGGTACACCAAGGCTCTGGCCCGTGCCATGGCTTACACCAAGCAGACCAAGGCTGCTGCGGTCCTTAACAACGGCTTCGACACCGATTATCCCGGTGGCGACGGCAAGCCGCTGTTCTCG